ACTCATAAGGCTTACCATCATTATTACCACCTTCAATCATCTTTGCGTAAACAAAAGAATTACCTGTAACTAATTTAAATGTACACCAAGCCTCTACGAAATCGCCAAAGGTATCTTCTTCATTAGGGTATTTTAATAACTCGTTTAATCGTGCATCTTTTGTATATATTTCAAAGGCTTTCTTATGTAGCTTCTCGACATCCTTCCAGTTCTCAATCTTATCTGGTTGGCTCATTAACGCTTTATATTTCTTTGCAGAACTTTCATCCACTACTTTGTAAACGTGGAATGGAGCAAGTTTTGCTTTGTCCGCAATTAATTTCACGATTGAATAAACTATATCATTTGCTGAATAACCATCATTAACAAAGCTAATGTTATCGCCACCTTGCCAAGTTATTATCCCTTGTTGTATCGCAACTTGTCCGTTAAAAGGAATTTGAGGTAGTACAGTAGATAGTTTTTGTCTTTTACCAAAAAAGTCAAGTAATCCCATTATATATGAATTTTAACAAAGTTAGACAATTTATCCTAAAATACCGACACCTCAAATTTTAGCTTGGTAAGATGCGTAAACACGGCATACCTACAAGCATCCATCAAGTCATCATTTGCCTTTACAGGTTCTTCAATTACGTTATCGTTTTTATCCTTTTTCCATTTGTAAGACATAAACTCCCTTCTTAGGTTTTTGCTATTGTAGTGTAAGTTTATTGGATAAGATTTCATTTTAACTATTCCTGCCCATACATCCTTTTGCGCTGGTTTGATATTAAATCCTTGTCGGTAAAGTTCCTCAATAGACTTAGGCTCGGCTGCATCGGCATAGATTGTAGCTCGTTCTGGTAGCTTTTCTTTAATCAATCTTGATAAATCACTAAGAGTCAGTCCGCTTTGGTAAACTATTTCCTCAAAGTAGTTTTGTCCTTCATAGTGAGTAACCTTAACTAAAGCAGCTGGGTGAACATAACCAAAGTCTAATCCATAGAATACATCCCCATCTGGTGCTTGGTCATATTGTTTCCATTGAGTATAAATAATTTCCTTTGCAGAGCCTCGTTCACCTAATCCGTAAACTTTCCACATAAAGTCATCTGGTAAGTCCTTATATTGCTCAATGTTTCTTATTTGGCTTTCACTAAGATTTGAGATATTATTTAGGTAAGTAGAATGGATGCGCTTGTTCTTTGGATTGTCAGCTACTTCATAAACCCAAGAAATAAAGTCTGCTGGATTCCAGTCTAAGAATGATTGTCCAGTTGTACGAATCAAAAGCTGGTCAAACAAAGCCTTACTAATTAGGTTTGCCTCGTTTACGAATAATATATCCCTTGCTGGTCCTTTTGCTTTGTCTGGGTCTTCTAATCCAAATAACTCTATGTATGAGCCGTTTTTAAACGTATAAATGAAATCCGTATATCGGAAATCCTTTTCATCCCATATATTCCATTGCTCAAGTATGTTTTTGAAATCCCTATAAACACCACGCTTAATGTGTGGTAAGGAATGAGATACGCACGAAATTCTTGTATTAGGCTTGGTTAAAGCTATGTGAATTAACAATTGAACAACCGAATAGCTTTTACTTGATCTTGACCCACCTTCGTTACAAATTATAGGATAACCTTCCTCGTATGCCTTTTTATTGGCATAAAAGACAGGAGTAGCCTTAATCTTTAATTGGTTGACAATCTGCATCTGGTTCTATTGTGATTTGCACATTACCCTTTATGTCAGCGGTTATGTCGGTTGTTTGTTTAGGTTTACCTTCTAATCTATCAACTACTGCCTCGTATGCTCTTTGGTCGCCTTTCAATGCTTTGCTAATCATTTGCATATCCATCAATTCAAGTACAGTAAAATCTTCATCTTCGCCTGTAATTGGATTCCTTCTTTTTTGTACTAATTCAAGCAACCTAAGTAAACGAGTTTTACTATTCTGCACACCTTTGCCTCTGCCTTTTGGATTTCTCACCTCACCTTTTTGTGCTGGTATTAAATTATGCTCATTTGCCATATTCTCTTAATTTCTTCTATATTTTACAAAGGTACACCACAATTAGGGCAAACCTTTCCTTTTTTGGTATTGTCTATTGATTTTGGTTCATCATTACTTGGAACGAGAAAGTCAACATTAACTCCCCAATCGCTTAAATCTTCTAATTGCCAATCATTATTTGCTAACATATCCATATCCCACATTCCATAGTGAGTATTATCTATAACCAGTAACTTTTGCTTTTCTCTTTCGGTTAAGTTAGGCATTTTGATTACAGGTACATCTTGGATGCCTAATTCTAAACAAGCACGATACCTTTGATTACCTCCTAAGATTACATTATTTTCATCAATGATTAATGGCTTCGCTTCAAGTAACTTTTGATCTTCTTGAATAGACTTAACCAACTTAGCAAAGTCATCAGCATCAATCTTTCTTGGATTGTTAGTATTAGGTTTGATTTCGTTGATGTTCATTATCGGTTTTTTGTTGGTGTTCGTATTGATGGCATTTGCACAATTACTTTCTTTTTTAGTTGCTCAAAGCCTACCCAATTGCCACATTTATTGCACATAAATTGAATCGTATTTAGTTCGTTTTCCCAAGCATAGCCTTCAACTATGGATTTGCACTTACAGGTGTAAAGTCTTTTACTTAAAGTATTTTTCATCGCCCTTGTCTTTGATATGGTTTGACTGGCTTGTCCTTTGGACCAGATGTCTTTTTGTACTTGCCACACTTTCTTTTGCCAAATGATACTTTGTTATTGCTGCTTACTTTCGCCATATTTATTTATTAAATCTGCCATAAAATCAAATCTTTGTTCCTGTGTTTCGCCAAATACATAATGCGTAGTACCATCAATTTCAAAAACATAGCAAGGATAACCTGCTATTTCTTGCTCTTTGCACGTTTCAAATATGTTACTTGTATCTGTCAATTAAATCGTTTAATTCAGTTCTTGTCCATTTCTTTAGCCTATTATTTACCGCTTCAAACTCTAATTCTTTAACCGCTTTTTCACCAATCCTTTCTACTAAGCCAATTCGGTACATTGCTTGATTGCCGTGCTTAAACATATTGCATCCAGCACATTGCAAGTGGATGTTCCATTCGTTAAACCTTAAAGCCGAATACCCTTTAACAGTAAAGTAATGTCCAGCTTGATTACCATTGTAGCTTCCGCAACTAATACAAGGCAATCCTTCATCTCTTTTTCTTATATACGCATTAACTACCTTTTGGGTCTTTTCTAACAACTTGGGTAAAGGTATCAATGGCATAATACAAAATTAGGGTTTAACTCGTACAAGAACAAGAATAAGCAGAATTTAGTTCGTTTAGGTCTTGACCTTTAAATAAATCATTTTGAGCCAACATTAAAAGATGCTTGTAGGTTGTATCTTGAAAGTAAGTATGCCCATTGCCAAATTCCTTACTCATTTCCTCATCTTCAATCCATTCCTTTGCTAACTCTGGATAGCTACGCATAATATTTACTATTGCGTTTTTACCTTTAAGGAAACATAAAGTACAATTTCCTAAAATAGCTGGTATTTCTAAAGTGTATGGCTTTTTACTCCAATAGTCATTTACTTGTGCCTTGTCTATGCCTTGTTCGTATAAAGGGAACTTTGGATGGATATAAGCCTGTCTTTTTTCATAACCTTTAACTCTACGTTCCTCATCTGCTCTAAAACCTACTAGCCATTCGTAGTTTTGTTTGCCGTGATTTGCCCTTAACCAGCGTTTAGCAGTTTTTATCTTTAGTTCAATCGTGCATTCTCTTTTAACTCTATTTGGTATTAGTTTCCATTTCTTTTTTTCTAACATACCCCTAAAACCACCTTCAAACATTACCTTAATAATTGGAATACCTTCGTGTGCCTCAAAGTCATTAATAAACTTGTAAGTTTTAGGATGCTCCCTGCCTGTGTCAGCAAATATTACCAAATCGCCTTCACGATAGTTAAGGATAGTCATCAAGGCACTTGTTTTACCTCCACTAAAGTTTATTACTCTTTTCATTTTTTTAGTCGCACAACACATAATCTATCGTTATGCTTGTAGCGTTTTTTGTTTATTGGGTTCATATAGGTCATAATGGTCTTGTAGTCAGTACCTAAAAACCTAATAGCCTTTGCTATTGACCTAAACCATATTTCCTCTTTTGTATCTAAATAAATTAATTTAACCTCAATGTTGTTGTCTATTCCTGTCATCTCAATAATCGTTTTAATTCAAAGTATAAATGTGCCGTTAAATAAATACAACAAGCTAAAGGAACTGATATCAGCATAAACTTTAGCAATTCGTAAATAAATGTTAATTGTTTCATAGTTGGTTTTGTAAAAATAGGTACAAAGTATATCTTTTGCACTCGTTTTTTATAAATATTTCATTATTTAATTTCTCTAAATCTTTAGGTGTTTTAGCTTGTGCCTTGTAGTGTGCTATAATCTTTTTCTTTATCTGGTCAGCCTTCTCTTGGCTTAGATTATCCTTGTTTAGTTCCTTTCGCTTCCATAATATGTCAAAAGCCATTGTATTAAGCAACTCCCAGCCTCTTTTAGCCGATTTCTCCCAATTTTGGTACAATGCCTCAATAATTTCATCATCTTGGATTTTAGGTACTTCTACTGGTTGTGGTTCTACATATGTCTTTTGTCTTACTTGTAAAGCTATCGGCTTATAAGCAGACATTACATCTCCAAAGAATTTAGGTGTAAACATAATCGCTTTGTCAACTGAAAGTTTACCCATTGCGTAAAGTTCAAAAGCTACTCCAAGTTCCTTTAGTTTAAAGTTTCCATAATTCTTAATTACAAATTCGCAAAGGAATTGAAACAACTCTATTGTAGGTGTTTGACATCCGCTTAAAGCAATACAGGTCTTTAAATGTTCTTTTACCTCAATAGGTGAGCATCTGCTAACACTCATTGTATCTAAAGCAACCACAACCTTTAATTCATCTGGTTCAAGTTTGTTATAGACTTCTAAGTGCATTAGCCTCTCGTTCTGCGTAAGAGAGTTTATGGATTGGGGTAATACTTCGGTTAATGATTTCATCGTTCCAAGATTTGTTGTTTAAAAAGGTTTCTGGGTTTTTACGGAATTGTTTGTCTGGTACTGATTGCTTGTAAAGATCAAGATAATTCATTGCATTTTGCCTTTCTTCATCGGTTAATTTATTCCACTTCTTTTTTAACTTTTGCTTATCCCCTACCTTTTTATCATAATCATTCCAAAACCATTCAAAATCTATATTTATATTTTCATTTATAGTTATAGTTCTATTTTCAGTTTCAGTTTCCATATGCTTAGCATATGCTTCGCTAGTGCTTTCTTTTTTAGGTGATTTAGCGT